CAAAGACCATACCGCTAGGGCATGTGTAATCCGTTCCTGTTCTATCAATATGAGTACTTCCTAATTGTCCGAATGATGCTTGTGATGCTACCCCTTGATTTGCTAATGTTGCCATGTCTTTATATTATTTAGCTCTGATTGAATGGTCCTGCAGCTGAGCTGTCTAAACCGAATACAGCGAACTCCACCATGGAGTCTACTCTTGTTCCATATACTCTGTAACCCTTGTCTACCGCTACTGGGATAAAACAAAATTCTCCACCACCAACCTTTGCTACTAATCCGTCGCTGTCTGTATCGTTGTATACATATACGTAATTTTCTTTTTCTGTTTCCAAATTCCTTAAGTATAAGTATGCCGATTCTGATTTATCATTTACCGTATATACTTCTAGTGCATTTGCATCTACCGCGGTTTTAACAACTTTAGCTCTACTTAGTGTGCCGCTATCGGCATTAAGATTAGCTAATACGTTTATATCCACGGATGTACTTAATACATCTGCAGATGAAATTCTTAAAGATGTCGTTACGTTACCCATTATAGTTCATATAGTACTGCGTGCTCTAACGTCATCGTTGTGGCCACGCTTGGTGTGATTTTAATATCGTTTGCACTAGCTACAGGTGCTACAGTTCTAGCTACGGTTCCTGTTCCGCTACCCGCAGTGGTTACTACGTAATCATCAGAAGCAGCCCCTTCCTCTATAAGGGATAAATCATTACTGTCTTTTGCTGTGAATGTAGCTACAGTAGAGCTTGTCTCAACAACTGTAAAGTTTGGGTATTTCGCAGCTACAACTAAATCAACCATAGCGGCTGTAGTTTCTGTACCGCCTAGAGTTATTGTTACCCCGTCAAATACAGCTGTGTCATTTTCAGCCCAATCATTTGCAAAGGTTACAGTAAACGCTGCTTTAACCCCATCAGTCGCAGACCACGGGAAAAATGCAAAGTCTCCTGCATAAAGTCTCCCCATTGGTTCGTCATCTAGGGTTACTAAAAAGTATTCCGAAGCAACAACCGATGTGTTTTTTAGATATACTTTATGTGCTTTATCTGCGGTAAATTCATCCGCATAAAAAATAGTATACTGATCCGTAGACGTAGTTGACTTTCTAGCAATACCCGTTGTATTGTCTAGATTAGTTCTTTTATACCCCGCCTTTTTTAAATTACCAGAAGTGCTTAGAACGAGACCGTTACTTGTAAGGTCTTCGCTAGATAAGGTTAATCCTGCTGTTATTGTTGCCATTTATCTATTTATTATTTATGCTCCTTCGTGAAAAACTCCAAATTCGTAGTACATATTAGCCGCCGAAGTTGAAACTTTAATATCTGTCGTTCCATCTGTAGGTATAAACAACCAGTCCCCTGGGTACAATCTACCTAGAATTACATCACTCGCCATCTCCACAAGGAGATAAGCGGTTGTTGAATCCTTAGTTGTGTTTTTAATGTAAACTTTCCCCGCTTGAGCATCAGCATATGCGCTTGCAGCCACTACAGATATATCAGCAGCTATTGTTGCTTGGTATACTCTTGATACACCAGTGAATTGGTCAATACCCGTTTCGGAACCCGCTTTTCTTAAAGTGGTGGTTTTTGAAATAGTTCCACCTCCAGAGAACTCCGAGGTGTTTAAAGTGAATGTTGCTGTTGTTGTTGGCATAGCTTATATATTATGTGGCTACAGATTGAGATAAAACAGCATATTCTACAGTCATTGCAGCGGCGCTGGTGTCGATATCAACATTGTTTGTTCCGTCCCAAGGGAAGAAACACCAGTCTCCTGGATAAAGTCTACCTACCGTGGTTGTTGCAATTTCAACATTAACATAATCAGAAAACCCTGTTGAGGCATTCTTTATGTAAACCTTATGGGCTACCGTGGTATCTGCATATCCAAGAACAGTACTACCCGTGTCAGCCAAAGCTATACACGCGGCAGTTGTCGCGGTGGGGTAGTAAACGGTTGTTACCCCAGTAAACTGGTCTAACGGAGTTGTGTTGGCTGCTTTGGTTAAAGTAGCCGTTGAACTAAGGTTCAGTGGATCTCCAGTTAAATCCCCGCTCGTAAGTGATATGTATGCAGTTGCCATTTTAAATATTGTTTATATGCAAATATAGTTATTTATTAGGTTTGTTTTTTTTCAGCATGTGTAGCGGTTTTGAACTCCGCTTTCTCCACGGCTCCTGGATGATCGGCGTACTCCCCTTCCATTACAAAGTATCTACCACGATCCTCCATCCAATGGTAGCCCTTGGGAGGGGCTACTTCTACCTTCTTGCTGGAAACATTTAGCTTCCCACCTTTATTTTTCTTCACCGTATTCACAAGCGTAGAGGTATTGAATTAAGGGTTGCCTCGATCTGTATCTTACTTGGACGCGTCGGAGTAACGGTTATCTCTGTAGGTGCCGTAGCTTTAACTGTAATCTCCGTTGGGGAAGTTACCGTTATAGATTTAGACGAGGTGTTTATAGTTACAGACATTGTTTAACTTTCTGCACTTAATGTTCTACTGCCATCCCCTTTTAGAATAAAGTTACCAAACAAAATAGTTTTCCCTTCAGATTCGCTATCTATAGTTGTATTAGGGTTTATATATTTAATATCGTACACGTAATGCTCAGCTCGCTGATATGGAGATAGATTTCCAGTATCAAACTTCATATCTGTTTTACTCATTGAAAACTTGACAACCCCTGAGGCTGCTGTTCCAGCCACGTAAGCGGCGTCGGTTGTATCCGCGGTAGTAGTGGTTTCGTCATCTGTGATAGAGGTTAAAATCACGCTATTTGTTACATTAGATTCCTGCATACCAGCCGTTGACGCTAATACACCAGGCAGCGATACCCCAACTCCACCCGATAAAGGAGCGCTAATTACCATCTCAAACGTAGACTCCCCACCCGATCCATATAAATTTATAGGTATACCGCTTGAATCTTTTAAAGTAAGCTCTAACTCAAAAGAATCTCCCCTTCGGCACGTTATATCTAATCTTTTTGCTGTATCGAAATTTATCTTTGCCATATTAAATCATTTGTTGTTGTCCCTTGGGCTCCTGGTCCATTTGTTTCATAGCCATCTGCTGCTCCGCTTGTGCCGCTTGACGCTCGTCTTTTTTAGTTTCTTTGAGTACATCTAGCTTCTCTTTAAACTCTTGATCGTCTTCTTTGAATCCTAATGTGGCCTGAGCGCGTATAGTTTCTATCTCTTTATTAAACTCATGCTTCATCTGCTCTAACTGCATCTCTAGCTGAGCTTTAAGTTGTATCTCCTGCGTATCTATCTGAGCTTGAACCTGAAGCTCCTGCATCCTAGATTCTGAAGCCTGCTGTGTAGCCTGGGCCGCCTGTTGCGCCTGTTGCTCAGAATTCTGCTGAGCCATCTGTTGTTGCTCAGTCATCCTTTTCTTCCTACGTATAATAAGAAGTCTCTCGGCCTGGTTAACATCCTTTAATGCCCTAACGGACATAGCATCCTCTAGATCTATCTGCTGTTGTTGCAATGCCATCTGGATATTCTGCTCTAGGAATTGTCTATCCTCATCCTCCATCTCCTTAACTACCTGAACCCCAAAGTTATACATGGACAAATCCTTAAAGGAAGAGAGAACGTTCATATTCTCTTCCCCGATAGCGTTGGTATACACTTTGTATAGCACCGACTCGATAGGAATTATCTGTAAGCACTTAACCACGTCCTGACATACACGTTTAAAGAGCATCATAGATGCGTTGGTTATATCATATATAGCGTTATTTCCCGCCGCAATAGCCTGCTGCTGTACCCCCACAAGAGCATCACCTTTAGGTGACGAAGCATCCATAGCTTCGTTTATTCCCGTAGTGTCTCTAATGAGCTGCATATAATGGTTGTATAAACCAACAAGCTCGTTTATATTTCTTATAGTGTTGTTTATCTCGCGCACTGGTGGATTTTGGAAACCGCCTTCTGGGTTTTTGCTTCTGTAATAGAATACACCCGTCTGCTCGTATATATCGTGTAACTCCAGCGGTTGTAGCTCACCACCCTTTCCTAGCTGTACATTCTCTAACCCTTCGATATCTATAATCAACCCATCTGGCTTAGCTTTAGCTATCGACTGCTGAATCTTTAAGTGGGTAAGCTGTAGCATATCGGCAAATCCCGTACAGCTCTCAACCATAGATTTAGGCATCATCTTCCTCATATTCGTTGCCGATACAGAGTAAGAAAGCTTAGCCTCGGATATATCGTGTACGTTTTTAGGTACATTTTTTTGCCGTCCATAACCAAACACATGGTCTGTATCTAATACATAGCTACCACCATAAACGATAGCCATCTCCATCTTATGCGGTGTGCGTTCAAATACGCTACCTGACTTCTCTTTATACTCAAATCCTTTGTAGTAGAAACCATTGTTTCCGTGCCTACTCTCCTTCTCCTCAAAATACATAGAATCTACAGATACAAATTGAAAGTCTAAAACATCCACCATATATTCATCATACCCATATTGTGTACGCTGCATCCTTTCGTCATAATGACTTTGACCCAACTTACCCATATCGTTCCCTTGCTTGTTTTTAACCTTTTCGGCAATTTTTTTGAACTCCTCCTCGGTAAATTGATCCCCCACTAATCTTTTTAATTCATGGATAGGCATTCTCTTAACGTCCCCTGCATATACAATATCCTGGAAATTTGGATCCTCCGTATGGCTATGTACAAAAGATATAGGATCTACGTACTCAAGCTTAATACCTTTATTAGGGTCGTTCTTCCTCTTTACCACAGACATACCCAAAGCTACTAAGTCGTTAACAGCCCTTCTATATGTTGTGTCGGAGAAGTTACTCCAGGCTAAGGTCATATTTGTACCTATCTGTGCAGCTATCTCTGCATCAGTTTTTATGTTTGTATCCATAAAAATCTCCGCCTCCTCTAGCGTAGAAGGTATCTCCTCAGGGTCCATATCTAAAACAACCCCTGTTTTTTCCTTTAAAGACTGAAGCAGTTCCCTGGCTTCCACTTGCATTTTAATCTTCTCTTTCTTCTTGTTTTTCTCAGAAGAGGATAAAGGATCTACAGACTCTAAATTTGGGTATGGGTCTCTGGAAAGTATCTTATTTACCACCACCTTAACAAACTTAGGTAGGATAGGTACAGGCGTGTAGTCTAGATTTAGAAGACTACCATCCCCTTTGTTTGGGGAGAGGGAATTAAGCAGCTGCTTATATATACTTGTGTCCTGGGTGCCGTTAGCATAATCCCTATTTCTCTCAAATATCTTGTTCCTTTTACCAAACAGCGATGAAGCCTCATTCATCTTCCCCCACTGGGAATGAATAGCTTTAGCGTATTGGAGTCCATATGAAGTGGACTCTTTTGTTTGTTGATCTGCTAGTGGGTCGGGGAACCCATTTTTTTTATTTACGTCGTCGTGTCCATACATATTATGCAAATATAGTGAATCATCCGATTACATCATATCTCCTAAAGAACTTCTGTTCAGTGAAGTCTGTTCTAGGTTTAGGCTTAGCTTTTTGTGCTGCTAAAAGGGCTAACCCTGAGCTAATCGTTAAGTCAAATTTTGTTCTTTTATCTATTTTAAACCCTATCCAATCCTCCATTGTATCATTAAGATACATCCTCCCCATCTCTCCAGAATCATAGTTAATTCCTACGTGGTCATGTATGTAAGCTTCTATAGCGTGAGCATGTGCTTGTATCACATCCTGAGAGTTTGAGGGAATACCCTTAGTCTTTACGTTTACGGTAGAAGAGGCTCCTTTGAGATGCTCTGGTCGGTCCATTAAGTAACCGTCATAACCCCTTGATTCAAAGTATCTTACTATACCGTACTTATTGTTCTCCACTAAGAGTGGATACCCGTAAAAAAAGGATGCCATCAAGACATCTTCGTAAAATATCTTAGCTAGATCTGGGCGCGAAGCATACTCCACAACGAACATATTTGAGGGGTTCTCTATGTGGAACTTGTTATACAGATGCAGCGCCCCCTTAGATCCTCTTCCATCTAGTGTAGCGTCTAAGTCATACGAGTCAACACCCCCGCAGCCTCTGTCTGCAAACGGTGCAACCTTTTTACCTCTATCGGTTTTTATTACGTTACGCTGTTCGTTTGGTGGTAACCAACTAATTCTAAACCTCCCGTTTATATCGGCGCTAAAAACAGCTTCTTTGTCTTTCTCCTTCCATATAAAATTACCTCTAACTACGGGGTTTGGGAAAAGCTCATCGTTATATTCTATCTGTTGATATATCTTACCTATATTAAATAAGCTACCCTCGATACTATCTCGAAAAGCCTCATCCTCCGTAAAAGGGAACTGCCTCGTAACCTCATTCAACTCCGAGGGATCATGCTTCAGGGAAGCTCTTTCGTTTTTGAGATAAGTTTTAGACCCAATAGATATACTCTCCCCATCTATACCTTCTACTATACTCTCTGGATCGTTTGTAACGGGTTTACCATATATATCAAAAAAACCCTCTAGGGAGTCCTGAGCTGGGATAAACAACCTATACAATCCGCTTACCGTCCTACCGTTTGCGTTTCTTTCTAGAGGGTCTGAATCTTTCCATAGATCCTTGTATTGTTTCCCCCCTTTGTCCATCGGATTTACCGTGCTTCCGACCAGAGCCTTTCCCACGATTTTTCTTCCGACGATCAAACATGTCCTCTGAATCCTCCATGCGTCCTTTATATCTGTAGGTCTTTCCCATTTTCCTGCTTCGTCTAGATACAACAGGTGTAATTTTTCCCCGTCATATGCGTTGTTAGTTGTGTTTTTCCAATTTATAACCGTATTAAGAGCCTCTCCTGTCTGGGAGGTTTTATTCTTCTTGGTTATTCTCTTTGAGGGCTCTCTAAAAGCTAGCTCCATACGTGGGTTGGTAGTACCGTCCTGTATGGGCTTAAAGAAGAAAGGGTAGTTTCTAAACATATAAACCACCTTCTTCATAAATATGTTTTCCTGCGCGTCCTTTCCCGTCTTCGACTGTATCCCCATAAGTTTGTCCTTAACTTGCGTAGCTTCATCCACAAGTACAGCGGAACATATATTGGTATAGCCAGAACGACGGCACTTAGTATAAAGCTGACCAATACAACGAGGATCAGTCTCGCAAGCAACCATGTGTAGAAATATTTCACGTTGAAAATTTAAAAAGTAAGGGTATCCAATATCCAGTTTAGTCCACTGGAGCATCATATAATGCCGCCCCGTAATATATATAGGTTCACCTTCGTTATAAAACCAAAAACCCTCACGCCTACGCCTAAACTCTTCTTCGATATATGGACGAAACCTCGCTCTAAATTCCCTCGGCATCTCTTCCCACTCATCCATAGAACTAATACGAGACAATTCCTTCGGCAAAGGTATCCTCTTCCACACCTGCAAAGAGTTTGATTTTTTATATCCGAAAATTTCCTTCTTCGGCGGCCTTTTTGGAAGACAAATGAGTAGACCACCGAGTTCAATAACTTCACCCTCCGTACCGTTGGGGCAAATTTTAATCGCGGGAGTATCATATTCCTTAACATCTAATAAAACTTCCATTAATATGTCTGGCCATATCTGTTAGACCTAAAGCTTGGGGCCCCAGATTTAGGATTGGCTAACTCCATATATTCTCCGCACTCCTCGCATTGAATATCGTTAATAGCACCTTTACCCTCTACGTACCTAATGGTAACCCCCGCTTTTTCGACAACATCCCCACATACTTCACATTTATATTCCGCCATTTTATTTAATTTTTTTACGCTTAGAACCGCGTAATCTTGATTTCTCTGCTATACCTCTATTCTTAGAGGCTTTCATGACTTTCACCACCCCTCCTTTATGATGGATGTCCATCCCATCGCCTTTCCTTACCAGCCCTTTTTTTGTGAGTCTCCTTCTGTTTCTATTTCTAAGGGCGCGATTTTTCTTCTGTGCGCGCGAAGACTGAAACTTGCTGTATTCCTTTTTATAATTTCTTTTTGCTAATTTCATTCTTCCACAAAGTTAAGGAAAAGTTCTAACTGTTCAACTATAGGTGTGCACTCTTCTTGAATCTCTTCTTGATTAATATATTTGCCTGCCCCCCAGTTTCCCGATCTTCTTTCTTCGTGGTGGTGTATAGAGTGGCAATTTGCACACAAGACCTCACATTTCTCTACCTCGGTTTTTACCGTTTTAAAGACATACCCTTTCCCTATAAGCTTAGCTACACTGTGCTTTTTTGTTTCAGTCTCTCTGTGGTGCAGTTGGAGACAACGGTTATCTTGTATTCCGCAATGTTCACATCCAATAGATGTTTTGTAGTTATCTACCCATTCGTATATTTTTCGTTTCTGCTCCGCTATATTTTTTGCCGTGCAGGAGATACAAGATTTAAATGTCTTTACACCATTGCGGTTGCGGCTTCCTCCACTTTGTAAATAGAAGTCTTTTTTCTCTTTAATTCTTTGACAGGTGCGACAACGTATCATTTTGAAAATTGTTCTGCAAACCCACCAGAATAATCCCGTGCACCGCTTATCTCCCCACTGTCCTTTAAATCTTTAACCATCTGAGACAACCTCTGTCTCTCAACAATCAACTCTTTACAATCCGTAGCGGTTTGTTTTATAGATTGAAGCTCTGCTTTACGTGCACTCCCGTTTATCTCAGGGTCTACAGGTTTTTTAATCTCTTCAATCATATTATCTATAGCTACCTCCATGCTCTCCATAAGTCTCTGGGAGGCACTTATTGTAGTAAATTTATATTTCGACATACATTAAATCTTCTGCGCGGGTGCGGTAGTATTCCTCCCCGTCTATGGTTATACGATAATCTCTGTTTTGTTTAAATCCCACCACATCTCCAGGTACAACACCTATCTCATCGGCTTCTTTACATGTGTATACTACTTCTGCTTTGGTTGGGAGTTTTTCTGTTAGATCTACTATCTCTATGAGGTCAGACTGAAGAGTCAGTTCCTCTTGCTCCACTGATTTTAATAAACACCACCCCGTCAGACACCGTATCTCCCCGTCCTTTTTGCTCTTATATGCTATGGCCTGATTGGAAATTGCGTGGTTAGGATCGTAGTTTACTATATATGTGTTGTCTTCCTCGGTAAATATTTGCCCGTTGTTATCCCCACCCAGGACTACTAGGTGATGGAAGTATAATGTATCCCCTACCTCTACGCCTGTATCGTATTTAAATGGTACGCATACTACGGGGCCTTCTGTCGTTCTGTTTTTAAAGTCATCAAACTTAGCATCTACATACAATTCAAACCCACTCTCTGAGGTAATAGTATCTTTGAGCCTGTTTTCTAATTTAACGACGAATAGATTAAACGTCTTCATTTTTATTTGTTTTATATGGGAACATTTTATTTAATTTATTTTGGCGTTTTTTACACCCGCAGTCTTTTTTCACCCCCTTTGATGCGTGGTATTTTTTATAAAACTCTACTAAGTTTTTCATTTTTGTGCGTCGAGCTATCTTCTCAACGGTATCCCCTAATCCTTTACTTTCGCTCATAATCTAAAAGTTACAATTAAACTCTAGCATACAAGGCATCCCATCTATAGCTTTCCATAGCGTCTGGGCACCCTCTTCATCCTGCATATACACAAGGTATCTATTCTTCCCATATTTAGACAGGTGGCGATCATCCTGTATTATTGTACTTACCTTACCTGCCCCTGCTCTCATCCCAACATAGTAAGCCATACCGTCTTTAGGGTCTCTCCCGACCACAATTTTTCTAATAAGTCCTTCCATTTTATTCTAATTCTATTCCTGTTCCGTCTAGTAAGTCGTCTATATCGGGTGATGTCTCCCAATCTATATCATCACTATCATCCCAGGTGTTATTTATAAAGTCTAATATACTATCTAATTCTTCTCTCGAATCTAGGCTGTAGCTATATATAGCCTGAAGCCTTGAGTTTCCTAGAAAATCCTGATCTATAAGTCCCGTCACCATTATCGAAGCTACCCTATCTCGCATACCGTGTTTATTTATAATTTCATCCATTTCCATAGATAAACGTTGAATCTCTAAGAAAAATGCCTGTTCTTCCATATCTTTACGTAATAAATTCATTTCAATGCCTAAAAGTAGAGTTCCAAAAACACGTCTTTTCAGAGACTTCGCACTGCAAGATAAGAAATATATACTAAGGAATAACCTTAAGCGGATAAAACAAGTTAAGAAGAGGATAAATAAAACTACCGAATTGTCCTTTAGCGAGGTGGAGTTTTTACTGTGGGGGTATGACCTTCAGTTCTTTACCATAGACTTCGCCTCCACCGATATGGAGATGAATAAGAACAACACCAAGAACCGATTCATCTATCCTTTAGCCAATAAAGGTTATATATATAAACACTTTGATAAACTAACCCCCTCTAATACATATGAGGATCATCTCTTTAGGGATGAGACTAAGTTTAATTACAGGGTTCGTTATGCGCTAACTCAAAAGGCTAGACTACTTGTGCAAAGAGTGTACCGAGAACTAGACAGTTAGTCTGTACTGGTATACCAATCCCCGTCAGTATCTCTCAACACAACCTTTATCTCTGCGTGAGTGTACGTTGTCTTCCCATCTAAAAACGACGGTTGATCTTCCCCTCTGTACTTAACTAAAGCTTTACTCCCGTCCGTGCTGTAGCGTAACATATCAGCATTACGGTTAGCTAGCTGAAAAAAATCTATCACAGACTCTTCATCCGTTATCTCCGTGGTATTTAGTATTACGTATGTAGTCATAGTCTTTTATTAAGGGATGTCAGAGCTAAATGTTGGTCCACCAGACGTTAAACCTGGAAAACCGTTTAGTTTTCTCACAGATATTTCTTCTATCTCCATATAATTAGTATCATCAGCAGCGGTGTCAATTACACCTATATATGTAGTTGTAGCTGTAGCAGTAAAGTACGATACAAAAACTCCTGTTGATTGAGATAAGGTTGCTATTTGAGATGAAAGATTAAGATTCTCAGAAACACGAAAATTACCTGTTCCTCCTGAAGCGTTGTCTACGTCTATAGTGGCATCTACTCTATACACCGCACCAACAACTGTTGTCCAGCCTCGGCTTGTTCCATAAGCTCCAGCGGCATCAGCTGTGGCTCTTAACTTACCGCTATTAGCCGATAGAGTTGTATTTCCACCTTGAGTTTCGTTCCAATCACCCGTAGTGCTACCATCCCAAACAACTAAATTACTCCCATACCCAGATGAAATTTCAAAAACTGAAACGTTGTCTACTGAACCTGCAAATTGATTTACGCCGTGAGAATCAATTCTTAGTCTATTCGTATTACTTGCAGTTATAATCTCTGTGTAAGTTCCTACTGAATCTCGATCCGCTCCATCTACACCACCAAATTTAAAAAGGACACTCCCTGCTGTTACTGATGTTACATCAAAAGATACTTGGTAGACCTTGTTTGCTACAGGGTGAGATGGAATCTCTTGATTAATATCTAGAGTTGAAGATCCGTCTGCCACACATGTTGCGCCTCCCGTAGTGTCTATATTCCAATTAGGGTTTACATTCCAGTCACTATCAGTAGTAAAACTACCATTAGTGACTAATTCCACACCTCCATGCTGATCGTGAATAACTCCGTTTGCTTTATCGTCAAACGATCCATTCCCCATCTTATAATATGCTACAAGCGCAGAAGAGTTATCGTAGTTACCGTTATCGAAAGTTAAGTTAGTCGGTCTACCGCTGTTGTATATAGCTGCTACATTGTTTGCGTCTAGAGCTGTATTCCATATAGCAAGATCAGTTATTTTTCCTTGATGGTATTTGTTGGTTTCATTTTTACCTATAAAAAAGTTTAAAGCGTTTGTAGCACTCACGCCCGACTGTGCAGATATACCAGTCGTAGTAACCTCAGCATCATTATTTAAATACACAACTTGATTACCGCTTCTGTTAACCGTACATACTATATGAAACCAAGTATCAGCAGGTACATTATCAACTGTAGACTCAAAAACGTCTCCACCATAATCAAAAACAAGCGCTAAATTGTTAGCAGTACCGTTAGTTCTTAATTGAAAACCAATATCCTGACCCGT